GTATATCACCTTGTTCAATGCGTTGTGTCAGTGGCAGACCCATCTTGTCTTTGAATACGTTGCCGCCTTCGATCAGATTCATTTGACCCCGCCCAGTAGTGCTGCCAGGGCAGGAGTCATTTTGTTGCCGTTAAGTTTGATATAATTTTGCAAGTCAGCAACAGTTTGATCTGACATTCCCAATTGATCTGCCAGTTGCTCTGCCTCTGGCGGCAGTAGTCCTGGACGAGCAGCAACACCTTGTCCTCTGCCGGAACTGAACTCCAGTTCGCTTTTGGCACCTGCAATTGCCTGTGCCAGTGTGGTCCACAATGCCGACTCTTTGTTGGGATCAGGCTTGTCGGCTGTTTGTTCTTGTGCTATGATAGCAGCAATTTGATCGTCAATGGTGTCTTTCAACTCAGCAGCGTATTGTTTGCCTTTTCCGTTGCGTGCCTCTGCACTTATGCTATTTTCCAAAGATTCATACGGCCCGCCAATCAATCTTGACACCAGGTCTCCCAGTGCCTTTTGTAATTGGGCCGGTGGTAGCTCACTTGGACGAGTTGCCATCAACCCAGCTGGAGTTTTCATTTTCTGCATCAGTTCGCTAACAGTTTGTTTCCATTCTTTTTGTGCAGCAGTTGCTAGACCTTTGACCAACGGATTGTTGGCTGCCATTGCTGCGGATTGAGCTCCAGCCACAGTTGCTTTTTGCTGACCACCAATTACTGGATTCAAACCCTGTGAAGTGGCAGCTTTGTTGACCAACTGCGAAGCTATGCCACCTATTACACTGGCTGCTCCGCCCAGCGCTCCGCCAACTGATGCTTCTTTTATGGGTCGTTTACGTGTTAATTCATGAATCTGCATGGGTTCTCCTTACTGAACGCGAGAACTTGCCTGCGTCTTTGGTGCGAATGGCATTGAGTAATTTTCTTGTGAGATTTTCTGCTGCCTCAGCGTCATACTCAGCTTCAATCTGTTCTACTAGTCGTATGGCATTGGCAATCACGTTTGTAGCACGATTTTCAATCAGCAAGCGCTGATCACGTTCTACATACAGTGATTCCAATTCTTCTAGAATACTTCGAGTTTTTTTCTGCATTGCTCCGGACCTTTGGATTATTTAGCTATTTCTGGGTCTGAATAAATATCTAATACAAGGACTACGAAATGACCAGCCAAATCAACCCAAACAATGTCGACGGTAACTATCCAGTGGCCGGCGTGCCCAACAACACCCAGGGCTTTAGAGACAACTTTACCAATATCAAAACCAATTTTCAATATGCAGAAAGCGAAATAGACGACTTACAAAGCAAGGTTGTGTTGAAGGCTGCACTGACAGGCACCACGTTGAACAACAACATGGCAGACAACTTGATGTACGCTGTTAAACTACAAGATGTGAGTTATACATATGTTCCAAACACAGCAACGTCAGGGTCTATCACACTGGACTACAGCGCTGGACAATATCAATTTATTTCCACAACAGGCTCTGTTAGTTTAAATTTCAACAATTTTCCAGCCAGCGGAACATCAGGTGTGCTGCGAGTCATTGTGAATATTACCAACACAGCATACACCCTGACACTGCCAGCTGCTGTGAGTCTAGGCACCACCGGCATTCAAGGATACTCTGCAAATGTGATTACTTTTGCAGCAACTGGGACTTATCAATTTGATTTCTACACAGTTGATTCTGGAACTACCATAACCATCTTTGATCTGAATCGTCCACTCAGCGTTTTTACCAATGCAATTACGTCAGCTTCGTCGATCACTTCAGCATCATCTATCAAATCTACCAGCGCCACTGCTGGCATAGGATATGGCACCGGTGCTGGTGGCACAGTAACACAGGCCACAAGCAAAAGCACCGGAGTTACCCTAGACAAAGTGTCAGGTCAGATTACCATGAATGGAGCAGCCCTGGCAGCGGCTGCAGAAGTAAGCTTCACACTGACCAACAGTGCTGTTGCTGCCACTGACGTGGTCATGGTCAGCATTGCATCAGGTGCCACAGCAGGTGCTTACAGTGTTCAGTGCGATGCTGTTGCTGCTGGGTCATGTAGAATCAGCGTGGGCAACAGAAGCGCAGGTTCACTCAGTGAAGCCATTGTGCTGAACTTTGTTGTGATCAAAGGTGTTGCTGCTTAAACAGTTCTGGAAATGTAGCACGCCAATTTGTTCCACGACGTTGATCAATAGAATCCAGGGTAGAAATTATTTTGGATTTTCTTTTGTCTGCATCTTTTAACGCAAACATGCCCTGGGTTAGTTGTTGTCTATGCTCTATTGGGTCTGTAAATCTTGTGGTATGGAAATTATGTTGCAGCCATGTTAGCAATTTGTCCAGGTTGGCATGATTTAAAATACCAACTGATATATTGATTGCAAACATACAATTGTGTGGAGCATTATCAATGTACCATTGCAAGTTAGCAGTTATTTGATCCCACTTTGCAGGATACCGTTGATATTCAAACTGTTGACCAGTGTCGTCAATACTAAAGTCCAGTTGAACCAAACGAAATTGTTCCCATAATGACAACAATTCTTTGCCTGGAAGGATTGTACCATTAGTGTTGTAATTTAAGTGTACTTGATCTTTGTGCTCAATAGCATGTAACAATTTCACATGTTCTTTACTCAACAACGGTTCGCCGCCATTGAAATGTATAAATTGTATACTACTCAAGTCAATGGTTTTCCAAAACTGATTGATCGTTGATTTTTGTAAATCTATAGGTAGCCCAAGTTCTTGCTTCCACACACTACTGTTATTTGGTCCGCATATCACACAGGCCAAATTACATGTATCACCGGTCCAATAATCCATACGAATTAGCTCAACCTTGTTGTTGTTAAGATTGTGATCTTTGTACCAAGAGTTGCTACCTTGCCGTCGGCTGGTTAGTCCAGCGGCTTCGTTATCTTTACAACTACTACACGCTGTCGGTAACTGTCCAGTAGATATCTCATTGCGAAGACTAACAAGGTATTCGTTGTTTAAAAAATCAACTACTTTAGCTGAGCGTACAGGAGATATACAACAAGGCGAAATTGCTAATGCATTTTGCTGAGCAACAATGTTTATATTTTTATAAATGTCAATGCATGTCATTGAGATTTAATTTGTCCTAATAACTGTTTTAGTTTTGCACTTTGAACGTCGCTGTTGACCTTGGCAACATCTTCGTGCTTGACCATGGGTTTGTCCCAGGCATGTGTGCCTCCTGCGGGTGCCGCCCAAGCAGAGTTGGAGCTTGCAACAACCTGGCTCTTGGCTTTGATACTGTCCATGATTGAACTTTGTGGTTTGTTATAGCCGTTTTCGTCCCCACCTTCGTCAGTAATACGCATGGTTTCAATGTTGTACTCCAGATCAATTTTTTGACCAACGCCGGTCGAGCTTCGAGATTTCATACACTGTATTTGATACTTGCCACGCTCTTTCATGGAACGACTGGTAAAGATACCAAACACATTGTCTGCTGTGTTGATTTTGCTGATACCACCACTAATGTGGCTGTGATCAAATTCCATTTCTTCCACTGCTGATCTGTTCAACTGACTGGCTGTTACCAACAAAACGCCCAGTTCCTTGGCCAGGTTACGTAGCTCTTCCGATACATACTTGTCTTTGACAAACAAGTCGTTGGGGCTGACCTTGGCACTAACAGGCATGACCAAGTCAAGGTAATCCACCATCACAAAGTCTACCCGGATACCTGTTTGGATTTGTACTTCTTTTAGATATGCACGAATGTCATTCACATTGCTTTGTGCCGGCAGGCCTTTCACACGATACTGTCCAGATTTCTTTTGAATCATCTTGACCTTGAGTGCTGTGGTCTCAATGTCCTTGCGAATCTCTTTGGTGCTCATGCTGGTCAGCATTGCATCACTGCGTAAACTGGTCAATTCTTCACTCAGTTCCAGTGTAATATACACGCCACTTAGACCTTGCTGCAACCAGTTTAGTGCAATGTTCATCATCACAAGACTTTTGCCCGAGCCAGATCCACCTGCAAAGATGTTGAGTTCTCCACGACTGAAACCACCATACAACAGTCGATCCATTTGTGGCCAACCTGTGCTAACTTGTCCGCCAGCATTGAAGTACCGGTTGATACGAGCACTGGGATCTGCAAAGTAATCTGTGCCCATGTCCTTGGTCAGACTGATCTGCACAGCATCCTTGATCAGTTTTTCCACAGGATCGTAATCACCTTTTTCCAGCAGGTCTGCTGCTTTTAAGATAGCACGTTCCAGTTCTTGTCGCTTGGTAAAGTTTTCAAACTCTTCCATGAACCAGGCGTGATGCCCTTCGTTGAATTCATCCAGTTGCTGAAGTTTGATTCCTGTAGTTGCAGCAATTTGTGCAGCAGTGGGCAAGGTGCCGTGATCCGCACTGTGTGACTTGATAAATTCAGCCGCAGGTCTTACGCTACGATCAAAGTTTTCTGGATTGTAGATGTTCTGTACACGAACATAGCTTTCTGCATCCTGAAGTATCATCTCCAGGAACAGTCGTTGTACATCAGTTCCGTAGTCTTTTAACAAGTTGTTTCTTTCGTAATTCAATTTTGATTCGAGATGTTTCTCTAGCTTGCATGATAGTTATCAGTGCGCCAAGTCTGCCATATTTCTTCACAGCATCGTTGACGTCTTTGACCTCTGCAGGCCAAGCGGGTATGCTTACTGCCCAGTTTAGTTCCATAGCACGATCTATTAGTTCAATACCTGCAGAATCTTGATCAGGTACCACAGTGACTTCTTTGCCCAGTCGTCGTATCAGTTTGACTTGTGCGTCATTTACCGTGTTGTGCATGAGTGCAAGGCCGCCAATTGACAGTGCATCAAAGATGCCTTCTGTCACTATCACATGAGTCCAGTTGTTGTGCAACAAGTCTGTGCCGAACACATATCCTGGTTGCATGTTGTTTAGATATCGAGGATTGTGATTGTCCAAGAATCGAATGGTACTGCCCACAATTTTGTTGTTGTATGTAAACGGAACAATCACTCCTGGACGTTTGGACTCAGCCTGTACCATGAACGGAAAGTCTGACGGTACACATCTGTTTTGCAAGTAATCCCACTGAACTGCAAAGTCTGCTGTTAAAAATTCTGCACCGGGCGGTAATTCCAATTCTTCAAATTCAATTCCTTGAGCCGATGAGTCTATTGTTTGACGATCTTCCAAGATACCATTAATGCTTTTGTGCCGCATACTTTCAAGATTGATCAGATCAATTTCACGATCTGGCACACCTAACCAACTCAAGAGCCTGCGAGCCTTATAACTTACGGTACGGCCAAGGATAAAGCTAGCAGTGTATCCACAGTTGAAGCAATGATAGCTCCAGCCTTGCTCGTTTGTTTTGATGCCGCCGCGACTGCGTCGATCTGGACTGTTGCCATTATGATGACAGCACACCGCATTAAAGCTAATCCAGCCGCTGGGACTGACTTTTCGCTTGGCGGGTAAGTAATCTAAGATATCCAGCATCTGCTTAGTATAGCAGAGTTGTCACACAATATCAACGATATTGAACGTTTTTAATCTTGCCGTTGCTGAATACCGTAGTAGCAGCTGGACTGCCCAAGAATTGAATTGGTAAGTATCCAGAACCTCCAGCAATCACATTGACTTGGCTGACCGTCCCGTTGACCCCATACACTGCTTCTACTATGGCGCCAGCACCGTTGCCCAGAATCTGAACATAAGGTGCAGCAACATAGCTATAGCCCGAATTGGTCAGGGACACTCCTGTGACCACACCGTTGACCACTGTGACTGTGCCGCTGGCTCCGTAACCAATTGAGTTGTTTAGTGCTAGACGCAACAGCGGATGATAGCCCACAATGTTAAAATAGTCGCTGATTGTGTCATCAAAGTATTCACGAGCTTCGCTGACATCATACCAAATTGACTCATAGTTTTGCGCAGCTTGAATCTTGACTGTTCCAGTGTAGTGAACCAGATCAAATTTCACTGTGGTAAATGCAGCACCTGTGGTTTCAATATGACTACTATAAAATTCAGTTTGTTGTATGCTGTTGATTGGTTGCGGGTTCAAGGCCCAGTCTGGATAAGATGTGGGTGCTGCACTCACAAATTGATTCTTGCCGTAGATGTCAGGCACTGTGACTGGCTGGCTGGGCTGGAATTGTGGCAGCACAGAGTCCACAATATTGCAGTCTGCACGAGCTTGGCTGTTGGCGTCCACATACACAGCTTGTGCATAGTTACCAGCTGTGCGTGTGATGCTGTAGCTAGCAGGCTGTGCTTGTATGTTGATAGTGTCAGTGGTGTCTAGTACCACTTTCACACGTCCTGTGGTAGCACTCAACACTTCGCAATCCTTTTGTACCAACAGCTCATCGCCTGCCTGGTTGATCACACGGAAAACAAACGTGCTACCTGTGATGTTTACAGGTTTTTGGTCTTGGTTAATGAACTCAAACAAGAGAACATTGTCCACGCCTTTGTTGATGGTTAGAGATTTTGCGTACACTGGGTCATACCTTGCTGTGAAGTAGCCACCATCAGTGTTGACCAATAACACTCGAGTAATTTGTTGGTAAAGATAAACGGTGGTGGAATACATTACTCTATTTAGCTGCTAATAAATAACCCTGATGGGCAATAACATATTTGAAAAATTAACGGAAAAGTACCCCTTTATTACCTTGTGCGTTTACGCAAATCAAGAGTATGTGGGAGTGGTGCAAAACCGTGATGACATTGTGACAACTATTTACGACTTTGGATCAGTGATAGATCAGTCTGACAAGATGTTATTTTTGGAACTGGCTGGCACTTGGTGGTGGGAAAGCAACAGAAGCATTCCTATAAACATTTTCCTGCGCAAAGAATGGGATCAATTCCGTGTTACTTTGAGAACATTTGCCAACAAGGATCTGGAAATCTTGCACGGTCCCATTTGTAGCCTTATGGACATTGCCCGCAAAAAGTCCAAGCGAAAATCAATTACCTTGGTCCGGCGTATTGAGTAAATTCATGTGCAAGGCCACCAAGGCAGCGTAGCTAATAGCATGTGCCTTTTTAAAGGTATAGCCCCGACTATCATCCCCGTTCCAGACTTCAGCAAACACTTGACCCCAAGGTTGTCCTTGTAGGTGAGCTTTGCCCGGCCTAATAATGCTGATAAATGCAGCCATTCTAGGAATTGAATCTGGCTTCATTTCTCGCAGCAGATCTGCATAGTTGCCCACGTGTACCAGTTGACTGGCCCAGGCACGATCTGTCCACAATCGACTCCAGGGCGGGGTAGCTGCCAGCAATGTTTCGTAGTGTTCAGGGCCTTGGATCAGGTTATAAACACTCATGTTCAACAGGTCTATCTTGAAATAGCCACGCTGTTCTGCTGACTGGTAATCCAGTGCTGCATGCCCGTTGACCACATCACGCGGAATGTCTGTGACATAAATGCCCGAGTTGTGCTTGCGTCCAGTGCTTTGCTGTGCAGGCACATGCTGTATCAGTTGCAGCACAACATCTCTGTTGGGCACGTCAATGTCAATGTCTGCGCTCATACTGTACACAACGCCACAACAGTTTTCAATTGCTTCTCAGCTAGACGCACAGCATCAATGGCGTCGGCCACAGCAGGATGACTTTTTGCCAATTCTTCCAGACGCTTTTCTTCAACCATTTTTCGTTTTACCCACGCAACCGCTTCCTGTGTTACACCATCTAGCTCAATCATTGGATAACTGGACTGCAATGGCAACCATGAGCTGCCATCAAACACTTCAAAATTGCCACCTTGATAACGAACCAGGCCGGCACTGGGTTTAGTGGTGTCAATATAATAAGGAGCATTGTAGACATTGCCCGAAATGTTTATACCTGGTCCAGGTGTGATATTTCTAATCATGTTACCATCCTGCTCGGGTTAAAATTTCTTGCGCATATGCTTGATCTTCGGGACGATCTCTAAAACGTTTTTGCCATGCGTCACTGTCGATATAGCTCCAGATCATGGCCACCTGAGTGGGATCCAGACTGCTCAAAAACTTCTGGCCTGATTCGCAGTTGTAAATCACCCAGGGACTTACTCGTCCTGATGTAACAGCATAACATGCTGCATTGGCATTGCCGTAACGCAAACAGTCATGTGCAGGATGGCCTGTGTTTTCTTGCCAGGTCATGCTGTATTCAATTGCTCGAGCCAGAGCATCATCCACTGCCTCAGTCTGCAGGTAGTGCAGCAAATATTCTGTATAGACCTTGTCACTGCACCAGTAGTCGATCTTTTTTCGTGCCTTTAGCAGCCACAACATGAACTGAGCCGGATTGATTGTGCGTGTGTCCACACAGTAACGTCCAAACTTCACAAAGGCCCGGTAGTAAGCTGACTCAGCAAAGTCTTCATAGGTCTTGTTACCAGAAGATCCTTGCATGGTTTCATAAAATCGCAAATAGGCCTGAAATCCCAGTCTCACCCCAGGTTCGTCCTTTTGCATGGCACGGCGCTTGGGCTCGCACACATGCACCGCCATAGACGTTTCTTTTACAAAAGTTTTCTTGCAGTAATTGCAGGCAAATGTCATGCTAGTATTTTAGCATCTTTGATGTATTGTGTCAAATGAGTATTGATCATCAAATGATGTCCGGGCAAGGGGTGAGCCATGTCTGGTGGCACATGTTGATTGTCTTTGGGGTAAATTACCTTGGCAACTTCATGCATGTGTTGCCATGCAATTGATCTCCAAGCAAACCCGTCTTTGATACCCAGATTGTTTTTAAAATGTTCAAAACGAGAATCTTCAAGAAATTCCTGATAAATGTTGTCTGCTTGTTGATACATCAGCACACGATGTCCCCGAGCAGTCAAACTGGCCTGCAAACTCAGCATGCGATACATTAGATCTTCCAATCGATCAGCAATACTATAAATTTCACTTTTGAGTTTGAGTTCTATCCATTGAGCAGTGTCTGAATCAGACCAGTGTGGCACCCATTGGTTTCGAAATTGTTGATTTTGAGGATTGGTCCAGGCACCTTCAAATTCACGATTGGGATCCTGACCCAAGATAGGTATTTCAAGCCTGCTGAGAAATGTCATGCCCAGTAAATAAAATGTAGGCACTGTGGCTTGATAACTGTGTTTGAGAGTGCTACGTATGATACGAGAGTTTGCACTGCCGCCAATGGCCAGGGTGGAACAATCGGCAATACCAAGTTGTTGTGCTAGATCCGCATGGCCGCCGCCATTGGCGTACACTTCCATGTAGCTGCATCCGTTGACCACTAACTGTTGAATCATTTTTTATCAAGGCCAGCACTTTTGTGGTAAGCGTCAATTTCTTTTTGTGTAACGATCTGCATCATTACGTCGATTTCGTCGTCTTTGTAGTGCGGGAACATTGTGGCCAATTCCTTGCGTTTGGTGCTGGCACCGGCTTCTTTCTTTTTGGGCGCAATCCAGTTGTGCCGAGGCGTGCCCATGCCTGGACTGACCGCAGTGGAACACAACCATTGCAGTTTGGGGTGCCGGCTCAGTGTAAAGAAATGCTTGTTCAAATAATGATTGCAGCTTTGCACATAGTATTCTTGCAACTCCTGGGATCCTTCAACACAACTGCTCCAACGCAGCATGAGAAATGTGCTGAACTTTTTGCGTTCTTCTGCATCCAGGCTGTCGTAGAAGCTGCGATTCTTGAGATCTAATTGTCGCATCTCGTTTGAAATGTGTAGTCGATCACTCATGTTGTTTTACCCAAGATTCCATTTGTAATGATTCGGCGTAGATTTTGTGCTTGATAGGTACATTATCAAACCAATGTTCTTTGCGATAATTATCCAGCACCAGTTGCTGTGTTAAAAATTGATACCAGTGATTGGTCATTGGCGGCATAGACAAAATTTCTATAGCTTGTTGCATGTTTACATACTCTCGAAACTTTGATTTAGCAAGTGCAGCAATCAAGGGTTCACGGTATTTGGCGGGTATACATCCAATACCTTGAATACCGTCTGCATTGGCCAGGACTGGTCGAAAGTTAGCAGGCTCTAGCCAATCAAAATACTCCAGCAGACTCTCAAACCACCAAATATTAATGGCACTGATCACTGGCGCAATTTTTAGATCAACATTGGGCAATTTCTTTGCCCAGGCAAGGTTGGCTTCCACAGTGTCCCAGTCTGTGCCGCTACGCACAATTTCTGCATATTTTCCCACAGCATCAATGCTGGCATGCAAGCGAATGTCATCAAAGTGCTGCCATAAGTCTGCCACTTTTTGATCTTTATAGCTAGTCACTGTGAGATTACTGCTGTACATCAAGGTAGGCCGGACTTGTTGAGCAATTAATCTCCTTAGCACTTCATAATGCTGTGGATTCATCAGCGGCTCGCCGCCGGCAAAATACACCATTTTGCATTGACTCAGATCAATGCTGTCCAGGGTAGTTGAATCATAGTCATTGATAATCCCGCGGCCAACTTCTGAACTCCAGCTAGTACTGAACAACGGGCCACAACTACGACATTTTAGATTGCATAGATTGTTGTTTCTAAAATCCAAAAACTGTATGCTACTGGTATGATAATCAGTATAATATGGTTCAAATAACGATCGCCAACGCAAAGGTTCATCAGGCGGACAACCTGAACATTCTTTTGGTATCTCACCACGCAGGAACGCACCTCCTACCTGATCAACCATGTTTTCTCTTGTGTCAAACAGATTGCCATGCCATTGACAACAAGGAGCAAACTTGCCCCCGGGCATGAAACTAACACTGACCCATGGCGCCTTACAATGCACATTACTCATTTAATTTTACTCAGTTGATAGATCATTGTAACACGATCTATAGCATCTTGTAAAGTGGGATTGGTCTTTGCTGCTCGATGGATATCGCCCCAGAGTTTACTATCCATTAAATGATCATGCAAGGGTCTGCCATCAGTGGTGCGATAATCGTAGCCCATTACTTCACGTGTGCTGGGATCTGCACCAAACTCTCTTCTGAACACTGTGTCGCCATTGCGTTCGTAAATGTAAGTGGCACCTGGTTTGAGTTGTCCCATGTTACCAGGCCTTGTTGTAGTCCACAATCTCGCAATTGCGACTGACATCTTTCACAAAGTAAACACAGTCGGGTTCAGCGTCGTCGTTTAGCGGCACGGCCAGCATCTGGCCATTTTTTAGTTTGGGTGCATACCAGTTTACTTCATGGTAAACATCCAGGATTTCAATGTCTGGAAAACTGGGTCTATAGCTGGTAAGTGGGTTGAACTGAAACACCTTGAATCCACGGTCGTTGATACTGGTCAAGGGCAGCACTTCTAGATCACCCACATCAGGTTCGCCTATTAAGATTTGCCAGTCCATGGGCATTTTGATTGTGGCTGTGCCAATTCGCAACACCAGTGCAGGAGCGTTAAAGCTCTCCAAAAAGATTAAGGGAATAAAATGATAATCAGGATCCTGGGGATTACTATTGTCCAGGATAGCAAATCTCATATCATCTACTTCTTCAGGCAAATGATCAAGATCATAAAATGTATTGTCTAGTGTTAGAATTCGCATGTGTTAATAATACAGTGTTTGTGTCACAAAGTCAACCTTTAGCTGATCTTCATCCAATCCAGCTTCTCTGCTGAGAATGGATAGTTGGCTTCTTTATAGAACTGTTTGCGTTTGGTCAAATGGCGTTTGGCAAACTTGCATGTGCTGGTTATGTCCCAGATCTGCACATGATCTTTGTCTTCGGCTTTGCGAATGCCACGTCCGATTGATTGTATCACACGCACAAAACTCTTGCCCGGTTCAATCAACACAAGATTAAAGATTCGCGGTATGTTGATGCCCACAGCAGCCACACCATAAGTGGCCACAATGATCTTGTCTGTGGCATCTGCCACTTCATCATATTCTTCTTGTCTCTTTGTGCCCTTTGTTGCCCCAGACACAAACACAGCTTTTTCTCCCAGGCGTGCTACCAGTTGTCTACCACACTCTGTGCGGTCAACCAACACCAGGGTGTTGCCTGTTTCGTTTACTCGGCGCACCAGGTCTGCCATGGTGTCTAATCTACCCGACTCTTCCAGCAGGTATTTTAGTTCACTTTGATAGTTGCTGTATTCCACATGGTCTATCAGTTGCACAATGTTCACGTGGCACTGTGCCAGCACTCCACGATCTTGTAGTTCGCTGGCACTGAGCTTGCTGATAACAGGGCCCAGGCTTACCAGCAGACTTTGGCTTTCAAACTTTTCTTTGGGCACAGTTCCTGTCAGTCCCCATCGAATTGGCACTCTAGCCATGACACCTGTAAGCAAGGTCTTCAAGGCATCTGCCTTGGCCATGTGTACTTCGTCCACAATCACACAAACCACACCTTCAATAAAGTCCTGAATGTCCACTTCAGCTTCACCTGACTTGGTCTTCTTCATCATGTTGTTTAGACTTTGCCATGTGCATATGGTGTGTGTTCGATCATAGTCTTTTTGATCACCAAAGTACACACCCACATCCAGGCCCAGATTGACATAGTCTTTTTCTGTTTGTGTTACCAAGCTCTTGTTGGGCACAATAATGATACTGCGACCATATGCTTCCACACTCCGGCTCAAAGCAGCAGTCATCAAGGTCTTGCCTGCACCTGTGGCCACTTCTTGTATGCACTGCGGATTCTGCAGGTAGTTGTTCACAATCTCCACTTGATAGTCACGCAGCATTATAGGCTGTCCCACAGCAGGATGCCCTACAGGCCAAGTCTTGTGTGCAAATGAATCCTCTGTGACCTGCACAAAATCAAACACCGTGGAATAATCACGCTGATCATCTAGTTCAATGTCATAATCGTATTGTTCTAGAATGGGAATGATCTCAGGCAGTAAATTGATATAACTAGATCCGCCCAGTTGAAAATAAGCCACCTTGCCATCCCACCTGCCCAGTCTCACTGCGGGCTGATATTTTGCTCCGGGAATTTCATATTTGAATGTGTTGACCAGTTTTTTTCTACAGTCAATGTCCAGGCCTTCAATCTTGATATTGACTTCGTCTCGGATGATTATTGTTGCTTGTTTCATTGTATAGTAACTTGTTGCACATGTTGTCTTTGTGCAATCTTTTGTAGTAAATCTTTTTTGTTGCCACTGTACTCTAGATCAGCTACAGGAAAACGCAGCGGCTGCGCTTTTATATTATACACATTTTTTATGCCGTGTGCAAGAAAAAAGTCTTGGTGCTGACGAATATACGTGTCAACGTTGGCGTATTTGTTGAGCAAATTCTGATTGCCAAATTGAACATTAAAATCAGCGCTGTAATGATCAAACGGTTTGAATGCTTCGTCAGCAATGTACTTATCATTGTCATGTGCTAGATCTTCCGCAGTTTTACCAATCTCACAGTAGTTCAAATATACTGTGCCAAATGTGATTTCAGAGGTGCCGTATTCTTGTTGTAATTCGGTACTTAGTGTTTGAGTCTTGGGCATGCCAAACCAGGTACATACCAGTCGAGGATTGCCCGGAGCCAATGCTGTTTCGCATCTGTGAACTGCTATGTTTAATTCTGCCAGTGCCTGCCGGACCGGTAAAGGCGCGGTGTTCCAGTACAGTGTATTTTGTTGATCCAATAGTCCGTGATATGTTTCAAATATACTGTGCAGATAGTTCAAACAATCCTGTGTGTATTCAAATGGCCTCGTGATGATTGGCAAATGAGAATTGATTGTTGTGATGCATTGTTGAATTATATCAACTGCTCGCGCTTGTTCTTGCTCCAGGGTGTCAAATCCGTAAAATCTTTTGGGATGGTCCAGACAATAATCTCCACGGCTTTGCATTCTGTCAACCCACAATCGGGCCACGGGAGTGTTGCGAATTCGAAATTGCAGAGTCAACGGATCAGACTGTCCTAGCACAATAACAAGATGTTTCATAGTGCTAGTATATACTTGTTGTTGCAAGATGTCAAAAAAACAGGTACCGTTTTAAGGGTACCTGCCAAAAGCCTGAGCCGGAGCCAACCAGCGCCCAGGATTATTTGTTGATTTCTTTCACAGTAAAGCCTGCTTCACGCTGTTCGTCTGCTTCGTATAGTGTATCCACAGCGTACAAGAACAAATCACCATCCCAAATTTCATACATATTAAGCCACCTTCATGCAAGTTGTTTCTGCCAGACGTTTCCAGTTCAGCATGCTCATCTTGCGCAGGTCTGCAATTTTGATTGCCATACGCAGACTCATTTCACGCAGACGATTCTGGTTAGCGTCCATGAACGCAATGATCTCGTCCTGAACTTCGGGCTCAAAGTCGTAGTCTGCAAACAATACACCGTCTTTGGCAATTTGCTTGATACGCAGAATCTTGTCATGCATGGTGTCCAGAGTCAAGTCCAAGTAATGGCAGCGACTTTGCAGTGCATCCAAATGGTCCCGCAGTTTCTGCGATTTCATTTTGTCAAACTTCAAGTTTGTGATAAAGATAGCACTGCCTTTGAATTCAAAACTGTCTGGGATGCCTTCGCGGCGCAGACTGCTGGATTCACTCAACCATGAAATTTTACGCTTCTTGCCTGAGTCTAATGCACCCTTCAGCAAGTTCAAGCTCACGTCATCCAGCAAGATGCTGTCGCAGTCGTCAAACACAACCACACAATTTTCATCTGAATACTTGTACAGAGTCTGGTACAGGCCAATGGGAGTGGCAGCACCTTTCACAACTTCTGCTCGCAGTCGCTTGCCTGCCAGCTTGTCAAACATGGTGGCCTTTTCGATCTCTTGCTCCACGCCAAAGCTCTTGCCCACGCCTGGGGGACCCGATACAATCATGGCGCGAATGTCGCCTGTGACTGCTGCCTTGGTCATTTCGTGCAGGATGTCAAAACGCTCACGAATGCGCTCAATTGCTTGTTCTTCTGTTTCTGCCGGAGCAGCCACTGCCTTGGCGGCGTTGGTAGTTGTGTCTGTCATGCCGTTAGTATACTCAATATCAGAAATGTTGTCAACACGGATACGGATCGTATCTGGGCAATTGGGAAAATTGCCGTCATTTTTAACAGTCACAAAGTTGCCTTTGGCACCGGACTGAAAGCCCGACACAAGACTAAACACTTGATCAGTTACAGAATGTTTACGATACTCTCCGCGAACGATACGAATTGCACTCATGGTTGGCTCCTTTGGTGTGCGTTGTTTAAGTATTAATTATAGCAGAATGGCAATTAATTGTCAAGCAAACAATTCGCCGTACATTTCTTCGTACACTGCATCAAAATCTTCGCGGATCCACTCAATGGTGTATCCACGCTGGGCATAGTCATCGGCCATGACCTGCAGATAGTGCAGAGCCTGTGTGGCGCTCATATCGCGGTCAGCCATCAGACTCAGATTGCTACAATGTGCAAAATTATTGCTGTCTCTGTGGGCACTGACTTGGACAAATTGCTTGATCATTTGCTGGCTCCTGTTTGCTGTTTATGTGTATATTATAGCATTTTGGTGATTATTGGTCAACCGTTTGGGTGTTGCTTTTTTGCAACACAAAAGTATTACACCTTGCTCAAAACAGTCATTAATTGTGCATGGATCATGTCCATTTCCGCCTGCTCTACATAGAAGTCTGTAGTAGGATCGTAGTATTGGCCTTCTTTGTTGTCATAATACAACACTCTGCCTGAGAAGTTGAATGGACCTTCCAGGCCCTTGCGTGGACTGTACCGGGTGCGCATCTGATCCATTTCTGTCTTGTCTGCCAATACCTTGTAGCCCATGCTAGACTCCTTGTTGCTGTTTAAGTGTTAATTATAACAGAATGGGAATTAATGGTCAATCCCAGCTTTTTTTCTCGCCGCTGTTCTCGTTGTAGTTGTAGCCCGCACCGTATTCAGCGATCTCTTGTGCTGTCATTTCGTTGCTTTCAACACGAGCACCTGAATCACCGCCTACGCCACCTTTATGTGGATTACGGATGCGACCGTAGTAGCTGTCTGCTGAGCCGCGATCAAATGGGCAACCGTGTGTGACGGTGTATGAACGCCCGTTATGCTCTACCTGGTGTGCTTGGTCTATCATTCCTGCTCCTTGCTGTCTATGAGTGTATTATAGCAGAATGGGAAATAATGGTCAACCTAGTGCCAAAGTGCAGCGATGGTGGGGTCTGTGACTTGATGTGGATTGGGACTGCCGTGGAACACAACCACAGCAGTGTCAGGGGCAATTGTAACCCCTGTGCCTGGCTTGTGATATCTACGGTATTTGAAATCGTAGCCGCCATCCAGACATTGCCAACGATAGCTTTGAAAATACTTGGTGTCAAAAAATCGCCGCTGACTTGGATCTATGTTTTTGGTTATATAGTCTTGATCGCCCTGGCATCCTTGTCGAGCAACATCTATACCTTGATCAGAGAATCGTTGCCACAACCAAGCAAACTGATCAGTATTGAACCACATCACGCTGGAATTGATTATGCTCACGGACTGTTGAAGGTATTTGAAATCTTTAATTCCCCAAAACAATGAGGAATCCAAATGTGTGATCCAGGTTAGATCATTGACAACAACACAATCCAAATCAAAATACAACATGTTTCCCCGGAACAGTGCAGGATTAAACAACTGCATTTTGTACCACCAACTTCGTTTGGGACCAGCAATGCCTGGCCATTCTGTCAGCACATGTTTGATCATGTGTGGCGGAACTGGTCTGTCAGCTTCGGTGTACACATGCATGCGTATGCCTCCGGGCAAGTACCTGGTCAACATGCTGTGGAGTTTTTCCACATATTGCCAGTCATAACCAGTGCTGTGTATCACACAAGCACAGTCGGTTACGCCGTCAGGGCTGGTTCTATTCTTTTTAGCCATAGTCCCTTTTGTAATTCTTCCACAGTGTATTCAGTATGACATATCTCTATTAGCCATTGATCTCGATCAATCAAGTAGGGTTGATCAATCTGTGCTATTGAGTGAGCAACTGGATGTGCCAGGCTGGTAGCGTCTACTATGGGCCTTGTGCCTGAAATAGTTGCCTGAATTCCTGGCCCTGAGTTGTAATTGACCACAGCATGATAATCAAAGTGCATGTCAAAACTGTCGTAGGTGTTGTTCAGTCTTACAGGGCGCACAGGTACTATGTCAGGCGGCAATCGATTCCATTGCACCGCAGACCTAGGATGCGCTCGCACATGAATAGGTCTGTCAGTGTACTTGCGCAGTTGACCAATAACATCGGAGATCCAGGCTTCTTGGTCCACACCGTCAAGCTGATGACTGCGATTGTGCTGGGTTGCTACTAGCACAGCAGGGTTTGTGCTGGTATTGACAGCTATGCTGATGCCTAGTTTTCTTGGACGGTCTGGATCAAGCCTAGTCTTGTGTCCGTAGTAGCCCTGAGACGTGATATGATTGACTGCCAGTTTCCAAGTGCGGCCACGATATAGCGCACCAATTTCGATCACTATCACAGGCTTGCCCTGCGCACGATAGTGCTCGTACACCTGTTGATTTGCAGCCATGCGACCATGCCACAGCACACTCCATATGACCACTGCATCTGAATTCAAGGAGTTTTCTTGTGTTTGTATTCCACTGGCCTGCAGGCTATCTAGCACTGCACTCATGACAGGTCCTGAGTTTTGGGCACACTGCGCCGGAAAATATGCTATGTTTTTTATCACTGTAAATACACTTATGAGATATAGTGTATGTACCACTTTTAATGCTGAAGGCTACAAGAAATACGGACAGCGTATGATGCAGACGTTTTTGCAGGCCTGGCCTGCCGAAGTAGACCTGATTGTGTATGCTGAAAACTGTACTATAACTGAATCTGCACCCAATTTGACAGTGTACGATCTTGTGACAGCAAGTCCCGAACTGGTAGCGTTCAAAACTCGGTGGCAAAATGTACCCAAAGCCAATGGCAATGTCAGTGCTGATCCGGTTCGAGCACGCCGCAAGGATTCAGGCAAAGGATTCAAATGGGACGCTGTTCGTTTTGCTCACAAGGTCTATAGTATTTTCCATTGTGCAAAAAACACACCCGGTGATTGGCTGCTCTGGATGGATGCAGATACTGTGTGCCATAGTCCTATTACTATCAAGGACCTTGACAGACTGTGTCCCGAGACTCGGGATCTTTGTTTTCTGGGTCGTAGACACAAATACACCGAATGTGGCCTGTATGCCATGCGGTTGAACAGTGTTGCTACTCAGGTGTTTTTGCAAAAATTTCAAACAGCATATGATGACGCAGAGACTGGTATCTTTGCTCTGGCAGAATGGCACGACAGTTTTGTGTTTGATCATGTGAGAACACAATGCGCCTTGAAGGAACTGGACTGGAGCAGTCATTTAATCACTGGCGAAGGTCATCCCTTGATCAATTCAGACTGGGGCGCATATCTAGATCATCTCAAAGGTGATAGAAAAGATCTGGGGCGCAGCAAAAGAGCGGCGTTACGAAGATAGCACAGACCCACTGGTGCTACGTGGCATCATGAAACACAAGATTATCAAGCGCTGCTGGCAAGACACTCGTGATTTTTATTACATGGACACTGGATACCTGGGCAACAGACCCAGTCCAGACAATCCCCACGGCTGGAAACATTGGCATAGAGTTGTGCCCAACAACTTGCAACATGATGTTGTGATCCCAAGGCCAGCAGATCGTTGGCAGCGCCTGGGCACAAAAATGCGTCCTGAACAACGGCACAGTCGTAACATCTTGCTGGTTGCGCCCGACGAAAAGCCTTGCAGTTTTTACGGTATCACACTGGATGAATGGATGCAAACAACTATTGATACACTGAAACAACACACGGATCGTCCTATCCTGGTGCGAGAACGTCCAGCATCTCGCTGGGATCGCAAGACACAGCGAGCCGAAGACTGGTTGCTGGATGTACATGCTGTGGTCACGTTCAACAGTTCTGCTGCAACAGAATGTATCTTGGCTGGTGTGCCTGTGTTTGTCACTGCGCCTGCCAATGCTGCGCGGCCTGTGAGCAATCTAGATCTAGGCAAAATAGAAACACCGTGGTTTCCCACTGATGACGAACGTCATGCCTGGGCTTGCCATTTGGCGTATGGACAGTTCCATACCACAGAACTGGCCAACGGCACCGCGGCCGCAATACTCAAGGAGACTCAAAATGCGTGAACACTATGGATGGCAATTTCCCGACTTCGAAACACACCTGCCACGGATGTTGAAGAAAAGTGTAGACAAAGGTCTGCCAGCTGAATATCAAATTGCTGTGCGACATCGCAGCATTGAATTATGCACCAAACGGGATCTGGCCCTGGACATTGGTGCCAACGTGGGTTTATGGAGTCGTGATCTTGTGAAAAATTTTGGACGTGTGATTGCGTTTGAACCTGTTGCTGTGTTTAGAGAATGTCTGGAACGCAATGTGACAGGAGCAAACTTTGAAATTCGTCCCATTGCACTGGGTGATCAGGACACTATTGGAACCATGATCATTACCGAAGACAATTCGGGTCATAGTCATCTTGACCCTAACACCATGGGAACTGGCAACGTGCAAGTGGTTAGACTTGACAATCTAAACCTGCATGACATAGACTATATCAAAATTGACTGCGAAGGCTATGAGTATCGAATACTGCAAGGGGCAGAACAAACCATTCGACGTTGCAGACCTGTTGTGGTAATAGAACAAAAACCACATGATGCCTACAGCAAACAATACGGCCAATTTGCGGCTGTGGGATTGTTGCAAGAATGGGGCATGGCCAAGCTGGATCAAGTTAGAGATGATTGGATCATGGGATGGCAATAACTGCCCAGGATCTAGTAGAAATCAAAGAAGGATGGTATTGGCCAAAAGATGATACCAATACCTGGAGATTTCTATTAGAAAATTTTGATTTGCCTGATAAAATATCCAGTTATGTTGATAACAAAAAAGTTATAGTGCAAGCTGGTGGCAATTGCGGCATGTATCCAAAACAATATTCAAGAATTTTTGATACTGTTTATACTTTTGAACCAGACTGGTTAAATTTTTATTGTTTAGCAATGAACTGCCCTGAAGAAAATATTGTTAAATCGCAAGGTTGCCTCGGGGCCGAACCTGGATTAGTGAACCTTCATATCAAATCCAAGAGTAGAGGAAAAAGTTTTATCAACGGTGACGGATGCTATCCAATTTATCTAATAGATAATTTAGGATTAACAGCATGTGATCTCATACATTTGGACATAGAAGGTTATGAATATTTTGCTCTTAGCGGTGCTGTGTGTACTATTAAGAAATTCAAACCAGTGATAGCCATTGAGATGTGGGATCCGCCTCCAAAAAAATATCTGAATAGATTTGGAGACAACATCAATCAAAAAACCAAAGACCTACTAGCATCCTTGGGGTACACGCATGTTGATACAGTAAATGAATCTGATTGGATATACACATGCGAACAAAAATAATAGTGTTACAAAATAATGATCTGTCTCAAACAGTGGCACAGGATTGCATAGAACAGGCTAGAAAATTTGGAATCCATGCCGAAATATTTGACGCTATAAACGGACTTGATGCTGTTGGACATTTAGAATCTCTTGGCATAAAACCCCTTGGTAAATTTAAAAAAGGAAGAGTTGGAATAGTTGGGTGTTTGCTAAGTCATTATTACTTGTGGCTTGATTGTATCAAAGACAATGTTCCGTATCTTGTGCTAGAGCATGATGGATATTTTATCAAGCCACTACCAGACAATATTTTAGACTTGTTTGATGATGTTATTAAATTAGATTCCGGAAACCCTTATAGCAATTCTTATGAATCCTGGTTGGCCACACACTCAAATGATGCATCATCCATCTGGACCATTGAAGATCGAGAAGGCGGAGGTGGCAATCGTGAAACTGCTGCTGGCTGGAATACCATGGGAGCCTATGCGTATATTATCAAACCTCATGCAGCAGACAAACTAGTTGAGTGGGTTAAACAAAATGGTTTTCTTCCAACTGACTGGCTGATAGGAACAAAAATTGTCTCTGTGGCACACCACCTGCCCACTATTGCAAGATTACACCCTCTGTACGCAATAGACGGTAATATTAAAACACTGTCCACCACAATGAATTTGGAGAAATAACATGAGTAGTGAACACGAAAAAAGTGCTGAAGATTCTGCGGCTTGGGCCGTTAAATGGACCAAGGATAGATATATTGCCAAACATAGAGCAAGTTTTGAGATAGTAGATGCTTATCTCAATCAACCCATTGGGCGATTGCTGGACATAGGATGTGGCTTTGCGTGGCAAAGCCGCTGGTTCAACGAGAAGTATGGTACAGAACTTTGGCTGCTGGACGGCGACGCTGGTGTCAATGCTACAAAATCTGACACTGCCAGTTACGGTAACTGGAATACCGATCCCGGTGAACTAAAGTTTTATCACACATTTGATTTCTTAGATGCCAAACTGCAAGAACTAGGCACAAAGAATTATCACCTTGTTGATGCCAACAACATCAACATACCCAGTGAGGTTAAATTTGATGTTATCACATCATGGCTCAGTTGCGGACATCACTATCCTGTAAAAACCTACATAGAGTTGATGAAAAAACATTCACACAAGAATACCAGAATCATCTTGGACATTAGATGCAAGGGCACAGCAACAAATTTCATTGGCGTAGATGGGTTTGAAGTTGTGAATGTGGTATCCAACGCTGGTGGAAAAAAACGAGCAACTGTGGAAATAAAATTGTTATGAGCCCGTATTACCAAGAGTCAGTTCAGCTGGGCGCAGAGTTCCAAAAAAAAAATCCCAAGAATTGGGCAGGGTACGATGTGGTCAAGTACCAGTATCAAATTAAGAATCTAGTACAAAGATACAATGCTAGAACTCTATTAGATTATGGCTGTGGTAAAGGACTACAATACACTGAGAAATTGCCTTGGGGTATGACCAATGGCGTTGAACTACCACCAGAACAATGGACCACCTTTGATAAATGGCTAGGCGTTGAAGTATACAAATATGATCCGTGTGTGCCAGGATTAGACATTCCCCCATCCGACAACATGAAGTTTGATGGTGTTATTTGTACACAGGTGTTGCAAACTATTCCTGATGCTGACTTACCCTGGGTATCTGAAAAACTGTTGTCACATACAGATAAGTTTTGTTTTGTTAGTTTAAATTTCCAGCAAATTGCAAAAAAGAAAAAGTTTTTTTATGATCCTGAACTATTTAAAGAGCCACGCACACGGGATTTTTTTAAACAGCACTTTGCAGATTGGCCAAAAGAAAAATTATTTTGGTGGTGGAAAGATCGCCTACACTATCCTGAGTGGATGGACGATCAGTTAAATACTACCTGGAACGACGTTCCCACCTCTTGGACTGACAAGTACCAATATGTGGAGGCAATTTACCGATGACCATAATAGATAAAACATATCAAGACCAATTGGAACAATTGCACCAGGATGGTAAATTTGGCAACGGACGTAAAGCCTATAGAATTGTCAAAGATTTCTTGCAAGAACACAATCCCAGTACTGTACTAGATTTTGGCTGTGGACAGGGAGGACTAATTGATGTTATTAGAGACCTGCATCCAGGTATTGTAGCTGCTGGCTACGACCCAGGAAATCCAGTGTTTGCCAAAATGCCTGAACAAACATTTAGTGCTGTTATCAGTACTGATGCACTAGAACATGTTGAGACTACGCACCTGGCAGAAACATTAAAAATCATTGGTAGCAAAATTGAACAGTATGGTTTCTTTAGAATTGCCTGTTACCCTGCAAAGAAAAAGTTGCCCGATGGTCGTAATGCTCACTTGATTGTGGAGTTGCCCACATGGTGGAGACAACAAATACTCTCTCACATGGGAGTGACAATTGTGGCAGAAGAAATTTCTCTTCTTGATAAATCACAAAAATGGAACTGGGTAGTTGGACACGTTTATGACGTTACTGTAAAAAAGGCATGAACTTTTGATAAATGAGACCAGTTTTGCCATCCTGGTCACTCCAGTGTGCTGCTGCTAGATCATGTATCCACTGGTCTGTGGAAAACTGTAGTGGTGTTTCAATGGTGCTCATGTCATGATGTGCTACGGTCCAGGTCACTGCACTGGCATCATCCACCCAGACCGGCACACCTTCAAGCACAGCAGCAACACTGGCACTGCTGTTGAAAAATACTGCTGCATAAGCCGATTGCAAATTTTTTCGCAGCGTTGATTCGAGTGGATTTATTACCCGCACCTGCTGTCTAACATATTCTTTGCTTTGAAACTTGGCAAAATCTGCCATGTCAAACTTGCCAGGATGTGGTCGTATCACAATTTCTCTCGTGGTATACTTTCGTATTTCTTGAATTTTGTTGTCCAACCATGTGACAGGGTCCAGGGTCTTCATACTAAATCCGCCGTCACGTTGCATGCCTATTAGAATATACCCAGCGCGGAATCGAGATGGTTTCATTGTGATACCCAACTGCTGCTGTATCTCTTGCCACTTGGCAGAACTGCTGTTACGGTTGGCATACTCAGCACGATCATAAAACGGACCGTCCAGACTGTATCGAAGATATGTTCCGGTATTGTCTAGATATTTGAAGCAACTGGCATCAATGCACATGGTACGAAATCCATGTCTTTGTTGTTCAGCAATGACTTGTTTTCGTAGTGTAATATTTTTGCCACCTGTGTTTGTTGTGGCCCAGCCCAGAATCACTGCCAGTTTTGCAGGCTGATACTTGTAGTCCCGATCCACAACCACGCTGTGCCCAAGAGCTCGTACACCTTGAGCAAAATTTTCAAGGCATGCTACCTTGCGATCATGCTTGTGTGCATTGGCCACACTGGATGCATAAACAACCACATCAACCATTGTTCAAGATCCGCCATGCTGTGCCATTACGCATTTCTAGTTCAGTAAACTGACAATAGGCCAAATGGCGTGCCCAGGCCTCAACTTCGTCTAGAGTGGGAGTGTATGGATTTTCAATTGCGCTAATGCTGTGACTGCATAACGGTCCAGCTGCGTTTGGGCCCAGTGTAATTGCAGGCTTACCCAACAGCAGAGCTTCTCCAGCTGCAATACTGCTGAACGTGACCAAACAATGTACATCCTGGTCCAGGGCCATTTCCATGGTGTCATCATTGATCCTGGTGCTACGATTTTTTTTGGTACGAACCACAACAGGGCGATCAGTACATGCTCGTATCTCTGCCTGTACGTTTTCCAGCCACTCTTCAAGAACAATATCATAGTTGTTTAGAAGTTTTTGGCTGGGGGGAGCAATCAGGATGTTTGTGCCTCTGCGCATTTTTTTAATTTGCACACCAGTTTTTTCAAATCTGTCGCCAGGTCGTTCCACAATGTCACCAAAATATTGTACATTGTTTTTGGTTATGCGATGAAATATTTTTCTCTTGCCGTTGCCAAAATATCCTGTGTCAATGTAGTAAAAGTCTCTGTTGGCTTGGCGACATGCTTGCATTTGCTTGTGTTTGGTAATGCCACGTAATACCACCGATGTTGTGTTGAATTCTTCTTTGGCCCAGGTGCTGATTTGCCCTCCGGCGCCTTGCACAAAACTTTGTAGGATGGGATCGTATATATGACCTTTTCTTTGGTATCTGTATTCACTGTCTATGGATACTATGTTATTGACCGGCAATCCAGCAAGTTGTTGTGTCAGAACCGGCAAGGTTATCTCATACCCTGATCCTGCAGGATCCACACGGTATTTTAGTATGTTTTCAAACAGTGCTTTGACATCCGGCGGTGCTTGATCAAATATGCTCAGTGGTGGCTCTGGTGGCAGCGGAGGTGGTTCTGGTAATGGAGACAGCACCGAAGGTGGTTCTATCCAGTTATCATC